CGCTCCATGTAGTTTTTAACACCCGCTGACCAAATTTCCGGTATATATACCGCCAAATGTTGATGATAAGTTTTTTATCTTATCTCTCCCCGTTTCCAAAGAGTATCGGCATATCTTTTCATCTCGAAGAGATGTTGGGAACTCGTGGAAGGTTTATATTCTGTTTATAGTTTCACCTTCTATGCTCTGCCCCTGGCTCAGTTGTTAGGCTGATCCTTCGGTTCGGGTTAGCGTATTACTACCGGAAGTAACTTAGCTTTCCCGCTTAATTTCCCAATGTTCAATCCATAATTGCTTATGAATGCGCCACGATAGTAGCGGTTGTTGGCGTTACAGTTGCCATTTGATTATTAGTCCCTTCTCACCAAAGACCTCAAATACTCGTTCCAATTACCTTTACGTTCTTCGGGAGTCATATCCCAAACGTCCTTTTCGAACTTGGCAAAAGCACCGGGTCGAGCATCTTCTGTCCCGATGTTAAGTTTAGAGTTTTTACCAAATCGATCGACGAACTTTTGTAATTTCACCGGATCTTGAATATCCGATGCAAGTTCTCGATCCTCATCTGACAGTTGAGATCGAAGGTTGTCCATGAACGATTCCACCACTTTGGCTTTATCGTTAACCTGGGATTCTAAATCTTTCAATTTTGCCCCGCGTTCATCGGCAAGCTGTTTAAAGTTTTCTTGCTCGACAAGTTGCGCTTCGCGGAGTTGTTCAAGTTCAGTCTTAAACTGATCTCTCTCCGATTCTGCTGTCTGCGCCCTACTGCGAAGCTTCTTCGCTTCATAAATCACATTACCGACATCGGGCTTGGTGTTGGTGGATTCTTCGGCCTGTTGGCCAACGCCATCGCTGACGTTCGTGGGGTTATCCCCGGAGTCTGTGACTCCCGTTAATTCTGACATTTTTACCTCAAGAATTAGTGGTGATCATTTCACCGAAATGACGGCTTTCTTTAAGTTAGAAGCCAATTTGTTTGTTATGCGATTAATTACATACTTCCATATACCTACCGGTAATGGTTGACGTGGGTGGGTAATTACGCGCCCTTTAGACTTATTTCCGTGGGGTGCTTCGTTATATTTTACCTTCTGAGCCTGTATGGGAGTCGGCCATCCAATTTCAATCGTCCTGTCGTCTGCCTTGATCACTTGCAAGTCCATCATCATTCTGCCTGTAAGTGATAAATTGGGTGTTTTCTTCTGCCATTCCGATACTTGATCCGGATACATACCGGCCAACTTCTCTTTTGCGTATCGATCTGTATATTTCACAAATTTCTGATTAAATACGTCTTTTCCACCCAATTGTACATGTTTTCTGTACCGTTCTACCGTTTTATGGCCGATATCATCCATTTCTACGCGACCAAAATCAAATAATTTGTCTGTATCGATGGTTACGCCATTAATTTTTATTGTAAACATCAATCACCCCTTGCTTCTAAGTATTGTTGAAGAGTTTGTACCTTGCTTGGCCATTTTTTCTTCCGTTTTAAGAATGCAATTCTGTTAACAGCGGCATTTTGCTTACTCTCGGTCTTTGTAATATCTGTCGATGCAGTCCATTGATGTCTACAATTCCACCCGGCCCCATCTTTCATTGCGCCGGGATATCGTGATTCCACTTCAGACAGGGGAATTGCGCCTTCTGAAAGCATTTCAAGACAGATGGGACGTGTTTTTTCGTCCATTGGGCCTAAATAATAGTATAATCGATCCGGAGAGTGAGATTCGCTCATTTTACTTCTGACAGAACGGGAAAAGTTCATTAAAGATGTATTAATATGCGCTCTAATCTCACGATCGGTGAAAACGCCACTTCGTAATAGATCATATGCCATCTGTTTCCGCGTAGAGCCGGTCATTACATGTATCATCAGTCTTCGACGTATATCATGGGCTTGACCGTTTGCATAGGCAATCCAAGATGCTGATTCGGCTCGTGTAAATGCATCAAGAAATTGAGCAGTCACAGTACCGGTCATCTCCATTGAGCCTAAAATTGACCCATAACTTCCCATTAATTCATCAACCGCCGCACCCACCTTTGCAGTCTTAAAAAATGTATCTTGTATATCAATTTGAGATAGAATCTCAAAGACTTCATCTTTAGAATATCCGAGTCTGTATAGGTCTAATACATGGTCAATCAGTTGGTCAACACTAATACCGATGGCTTTGGCATAGTTCTCAGAAGCATTGAGAACGATATCTTCAATCTTAGCCACTTACAGGCGCGGATAAGCGTTGAAGTAAAGGATTGGTAGGTTCTGTTTCCGCTGAAGAAGACTCAGATGCTTCAGAAATTATCCGTTCAATCTCTTCATCGGGAAAATCTTCCCCAAAGGTGGATTTGAACCAATCTTTTTTGGTGGCAAGACCATTCTCCCATCGAAATTTCCATTCTTCACGCTTTTCTTGGGGCGAGAAGTATATATCCGGCTCTACAAAATCAACTGAGAAATCTTCTGATATGGATATGCCCGCCCTGGTTTCAAGAACCCGCCTATCTATATTAAATCGTTCCTGTTCAAAAGGTCGCCATACCATTTCAGCCATCTGTTCGCGGGCTTCCAATGTGGATATCTCTTGAACACGCAAACTTTCACCGGATGGAGAGTTCCCTTTTTCATCAGCCCACTTAATTCTTAATGAATTGTTGTGTAATGCTTGGGAAACCATCCATTTTGCCGCTTCAATCAGATCAATAAGGGAAGTTGTTGGCCCCACACTTCCGAGAGATGCTCCTTCCGGGAGCATAAGCATTTTATCCGGTGACACCGACACCAACTCATCATCATCCACGCCGGTGGCGTAACGAATGCCTACCGCCCCGAATCGAAGACCGAGTGCTAATTCTGTTAAGGCAAGATCTAACTGTTGATTTGCTTCTACAATATCCGAACCATCCGAACCGTTACCCCAATCTCTTACCGGTGGGTTCCGATGCGCCCATGTGACCGGTATGATATCACCATAGGGATTGATCATTTGGGGATTGTTGTCCGGCGCATATACATTACCATTACGGTCAAAAGAAAAATGAAGACCCGGTTCACTATCTCGGCCTTCTGTCCACAGTACATATCTGTGATTTTCCGATTTTGCCCTCGATACACCTTGTGTTTCAGTTTGATAGACAACACCGAACGGCACTTTCTCACCGGGAAGGAATAGCGGCTCATAAAAATTCAATAGATCATGTCTTAACTGCTGTTTTGACTGATCCCAGGTGGTTAATAGACCGATTGTACCTAAAAGAAAGGTCAATTGTTCTAATAAATTCATCTTTGGCCATAACCCTTGAGTATATTGCAGATATTTCGGATCGCATCTATAATGGGGAGCCTTTTTATACACAAGTGAACGGGCAAGACACACTTGCCGAGTCAATCCGCTCGTAAAAATGGGGACTTGCGTAAGCGTATCCCCGGAAAAATATTTATCTATATATTGGGCAGTATCGGTGTGTTCCCAATAGTCCAAAGCCTTCTCGCGCAGTTTATTGGAATCCAATTCACCTTGCAACACCGCTTCCATGGCTGTTTTCTCTATCACATCGCGTGATAGATTATCAATTAACATATGTTACTCCATCAAAAGTCAAAAAAGAATGGTTTTCGTTTCTTAATCGGGAAATGGTTAATAAAGAAGTATCGTGTTTCATCGCACCCATGCTCATAATACCCATCCTTGAGTGGATCTTCTTTTAATTGCCCTCTATCCCGTTTTTCGGGATACCTATAATTCTCAAAGTCAGCAATATGCCCTTTACACTTATCTGACATAAAAAACCGAATGCCCCCGTCAGCACTCAGAATAAAATTCCGTACATGGTTGATGCCGTTAACAATACTCCGGGATTCACGATTCGTCTTGAACCGAATCCGCATTCCCGCTTTCCGGAATTGCTGAATATCCGTTTCCCCGGTCTGCGATTGTCTCTGACCACCGGCCGGATCACCATAAAATTTCTCAATACGCCGGAAATACGGTTTATCCTTTATCATGGATATAAGACCCGAAGTCTTCATTTCCGTTTCGTGGGAGATTTCGTCGAACAAATAGACACATTCAATCCCATCGATGTATTCGGTTTGGTAAAATCCGACACTCGGCATCCGGTAGCCAAAGTCGATCGAGCAATAGGCGGGTAGGTTGGGGTTGAATCGTATGTCGTTTCTGACATTTGTCTCTTTTGAGAAGTCCCCGTATACCCTACCCGCGAAAGATGTGAATTGCGCCCCGATTTCTTGATCGAAAGTTTCTTTCGTAAGTGTTTTTTTGAGTTCATCAACATCATCCTTAAAATATGGCGACTCCCATGAAGGGAATTGCCAGGACTCCCAATCTTCAAACTTTTCCGATTGACCGCGCATGTACAACTCGTGAAACCAATTAAACCCTTCCGGGGTAGAACAGAACAACGCCCATCCATTACGATCCGACAAGGTAGGTCTTAAATATTGTTCCCATATCCGAAGCGGTATCTTTGCCGCTTCATCAATAACCATGTAATCTAAACCGATGTAAAAGATTGACCCCGAAGGGTCAACCTTCTCCTACAAGTGAATCAACATTCTCAGCGGAACGAATCCATAATTCCGAATTCAATCCCGCCACCTTCACATAATACAGTTGCCCACCGATCTGTTTCCTCGCCGCCATGGGAACCTTCATCTTGATAAACAACTCTTCTTTTATAATCCGAGTTATCTTATCTGCTAATTCGTAATTCTTACTTACAATCCAACCCCGTGTATTCGGAGTGAGTAAGTATGGCATTACTTCATAAGCCGCGCTATAACTTTTTCCGGCGCGTCTGCCCTGGCAATTAACGCGCCAACGCGCATTACTCTCGTGAAGTTTCTTCTGATTCTGATACGGTTGATACCCCAACTTCTCGAACAACTTCCACTTGTTCAGCACCTTCTTTGGTTGGGGGGAGTTCTTTTTGGTCAGCTTTCTCACCTTCCGTTAATAGCGGATCATCAACATACCCGCATTCCGTTAATAGATCTTTGATCTGATGAGAGACATCAACCTCTTGCTTCTCGCTTTGCCCTAAATATTGCTTTCCAAGCCAAATCAGCATGGCGTTGGATCCCTTCTCAGCAGATTTCATCTGCAAAGAGCGAATACGCACACGCATCTTTTCGTGGCCTTTTTCTATCTCTCGTTTGAAATGTCGGCGAATCGTTCGGTCTGATACACCGTAAAAATCACCGATCTCTTTTTGTGTCGCACCAAGTGCGGCTAAATGAATGACTTCGTCTTTCGGTATCCACTCATCGGCCGGGACGTTACCGGGATCACCGGATTGCCCCTTCTTCCACTTGTATGGTTCAAGATTCTTATATCGTTCTTCCAAGGCTTTCGGCCCCCTATTGTTTCGCGGATATACGCGCCGTGGCCGTCCCGATCTCTCTTCAAAAGCCATTTGCGGTTTTTTACTACCCATTCTACCCTATAGGGGGCTTAGTCTACACGGATATACAACTGTCACACGATCGGCTTCTTTTCTATAGCCCGCTTCCAATATGTCTTTACCGTGGATGGATGAAGCGTTAAGCGGTCAGCAATCGTATAAAACGACATACCTCGTAACTTCATTACTACTACCGACCGCTCTCTCTCGGACAAACGCTTCGCCCACCTTCTGCCCGCATTAAACCACGTTTCAAGACCATCATCAAATAATAAACCCCGAAGTAAGTGGATTGTCTTCTGTTGGAACTCGTCTGATAGATCCACCGCTTCCTTCATTAGCCGATTGGCTTCCGCTTGGTCGATGAACTCGAATCGGTCTGCCATGCCTATGACCCCCTGTTTTAGAAAAAAATTTGTGTGGCGATCCGTACAAACCCCCATTTACGGTCTTGGTAGACCGGGGTAAATTCCTAAAGTTAACAGGGCAAACATACAGAAGGGAAGGGGGGATCACAAAGACTATTATACATAATGTATGTTATACATCATTTTGCCGCTCACCCTTCCCCCCTTCCGTAACTTTAAAGATTCAGCGGGCGCGGTGCGGTTACTTTTCCACCCCTTCAAAAAAAAATAAAACATATTGACACGAAGCCCGCCGGCGGTTACTTTCCATCAGTTAACATTAAACAACATAAGGAAATAACCATGAAACAAAACATAACAAACATACTCAGTACCGCCGGGGCTTTCATACTGTCCGCAATGACCGGTTCCGGTGCTGTCTTCGTGTACATCATCATAACCCAAGGCCCCCGGTTAAACGATACCGCCGGAAACATTGCCGCCGGTTTGATATCGATCGTGACCGTGTCCGGCGTGGCATTGATAGGGATTTACTCCGCCATAGTTAAGCTGAAGGGGGGTAAATAATGACTAACTCAGATGCTGTTTTAACCGTTGGAAGTGGCCTGAGCAATACCACTAAAATGCCGTGTAGCTCCTTCAATTTGTCCGCGGCGCATTGCATAACGGGAAGCAAACTAACTAAGATAGAAGGCTCAGTCTGTTTTGGCTGTTATGCTTTAAAAGGCAATTACGCCCGTTATAAGCATATTGAGAAAATGAAGCCCAAGACCGAACGCGTGAATGATCCTTTATGGGTGCAGTCAATGGTTTATCTAATTACCCATAAAAGCAAACGGGATAAATCCTTTTTTCGGTGGCATGACTCCGGAGATGTTCAATCATTGAAACATCTGGAAAAGATTGTCCAGGTCGCGGAGTTTACGCCGGACGTATGGCATTGGCTACCCACCCGTGAATATAAGATAATTAAAGATTATCTAAAAAAGCACGGAGAATTCCCCGCAAATCTTACCGTAAGATTGTCCGCTCATATGATTGACCAATTGCCGCCGCGGATTCCCGGGACCGTAGGTAGTGCGGTAAGTGATGAAGGCCCGACCATTGGGTACACATGCCCCGCCCCCAAGCAAGAGGGATCTTGCGCGGAGTGTCGGGTCTGTTGGAATCCTACCATTGAATTGATAACCTACAAAAAACACTAAACAAAGGATAAAAAGCCATGAATAGAATAATAAAAATAGAAGACCCAAAACTCAAATTGGGTGACCGGATCAAATTTGAAAATTCCGGAAGGATTTTCAAATTAAAGAGAATAAATCACGGCATTGCCGGGATACCGGAAGACCCGGCCGGCACAAGTTACATGTTTACCGGCCCCGGTAATATGCGGGAATACTTTACAAAAAAAACATGGAAGCAAGCCATAAGCAAAGGGTGGATTATTAAAGTATGAAAAAACGCCCGGCGGCGGCTCCAGGCCGTGCATGGGTCATGCCATGACCGGGCGCAATTAACAAAGGGAATAACCCATGAAATGGCAAATTACCGCCGCATTGATAAGACTAATAAAAGCTATTAATCCCGGCGCGCGGGTCATGATTTACATGGCCTTCAAAAAATAGGACATAAGCCCGCCGTAAAACGCGGGCTTTTTTAGTGTC